ATATTAACACCAATCCTTTTGTGTTAATATGTGTAAATTTCAAATTTTAATACAATTAAAAGGGGGAACGATAATGGGATGTTTAGTTTTTATTTTATTTTGTATCGTAATTTTTGCTCTCATGATGATTGCATATATGTATGCTGTGGGAATCATTATAGCTGTTGACGTCATATCGGGGATAGCATTGCTCGCAAGTGTAGGCTCTTACATTAATGCAAAAAAAATGAAGCCGTCTACAATGCAATGCCCAAACTGTAGTAATCCTAATGTCAAGTTGTCCACTATACAGACTGGAGGTCAACGAAAAAGAATTGCTAACTGCCAAAGTTGCGGGTTTGAGTACGATTACATAACGCCAGATGATATAACACAGGGTAAAAGCAAATCAATTGGCCTTATTGCTATATTTGCTATAATTTTAGCTGTAGGACTCACTTTTACTTTTCGTTTATTAGGTAGTAGCAGTTCTCCTGATAGTAAAAGTGATGCCGTTGTAGCAAGCACAGAGGAACCCGATTCAGAAAAAGTAAAAATGGATGATTTTGAGTATTCAATAGACGGTGAAACAATATCATTGGAGCGCTACAATGGCGACTCTAAGATATTAGAAATTTCTCCAACGATGGAAGTAGGAGGAAAGACATACAATACAGATCTTTCAGATTTTCAGGTTTATAGCTCATCTGTAAAGACTTTAATTATTGATGAAGGTATTACTCAAATACACACGTCTATTTTTAATGGTAGTGATGTAGAGACGCTATTTTTCCCAAAATCGCTTTCTCAAATATACGACTACACGCTCGCATATTTACACCCGGATGAAAGCAGAAAAATACAAGTGTACTACGCAGGTACAGAAGAGGAATGGAATAGCATTTTCACTGAGTATACGCATATGGAAGAGCAAGATAGTGGTGCGGAAGCTGTTGGGCAGGCTGCTGCCGATTTTGTAAACGGTTTAGTTGGAGTTGAATACGATGCATCTCTATTTGAATATCACTTCTCGGCCAACATAGAAGACATAAAATAAATAAAAACCGGCCCCTGCGCCAACAGAGACCGGCTAACATCTCCGAAGAGACGATACAAAATCTGGCAACTATATTGTATCATCTTCGGTGACAGGTGGCAAGAGACCATCTGTCTTTTTTAAACCTAATTTTATCACAAGGAGGATGATAATATGCCAAAAAGAAAAAGAATGCCAAAGCTACCTAATGGCTATGGATCAATCCGCTATCTCGGCAAAGGCCGGCGCAATCCATACGCTGTGCATCCACCAACGGAAGAATTTACAGAAAATGGTGTGCCTGTCCGTCCGTCTGCCCTATGCTATGTAGATACGTGGATTAAGGGTTTTACAGTGCTTACGGCGTATAAGGCTGGAAATTATTACCCAGGGTACGAAAACACGCTCGTAGACTTAAATACGGTTGCAGAAGACACATCTTGCTTTGAAGAATTGGCAAATAAAATATTATCAGACTACAATCAGTTTAAAGGTGTCCCGGTAGAAAAACCAGGAAAAACATTTGCAGAAGTGTATAAGGAATTTTATGCCTGGAAATTTGAGGCTAACCACTCAAAGTCCTATTCCAAAGCAACTATGAATTCCACGCGAGCCGCCTTTAACAATTGCAAGATAATACATGATAAAATATTTGCAGATTTACGACATTCGGATTTGCAGGAAGTAATTGATAACTGTAAGTTAAAACATGCAAGCCTTGAGCTTATAGTATCACTTCTGCATCAAATGTATTCCTATGCTGATATATATGAGATTGTAGACAAAGATTACTCTGCCCACATTAAGATAAATATACCTGATGATGACGAAAGTGGTATCCCTTTTTCCGATGCAGACCTAAAAAAAATGTGGGAGAATAAACACGACTCAGTTGTTGAATTTATTATCATTATGTGCTATTCGGGCTATAGGGTCAGAGCATATGAATCAATGCGTGTAAATTTAGAAGAAGGATATTTTAGAGGTGGAATCAAAACGGCTGCGGGAAAAGATAGAATCGTACCTATACATCCCGCCATATTCCCGTTGGTGCAAGCACGTTTAAAGAGATATGGAAAGCTCACCACAACCCCTTACCATAACTTTAGGCGCCACATGGCAAAAACTTTAAAGGAATTAGATATCGATCCCACGCATACAGCGCATGACTGTAGGCACACATTTTCAGCATTATGCGAAAGATACCGTGTCAACGAAAATGATAGAAAGCGTATGCTCGGTCACTCTTTTGGGAGCGATATAACAAATTCTATTTATGGCCATAGGAGTGTAAATGAATTACGAAAAGAGATAGAGAAGATAGAAATACCCAAATATAAAGAATGTGACTAACTTGTGACTAACCGCCCCTGCTTATTAGTATTTCATACTATCTAACATAGGCTTTCAAATGTCATACAAACCCTTATTTTACAAGGTATACACCCGTTTTTCTTTATATTTACTGCTTTTGCAAATATATCGAATTTTTAATAAATTCTTAAATTATATTCTTTTGCCGTTTTCACCAAAATTTGACGATTTTTTTATGCATATAACACTATAAATAGAGTATACGTATCTATTTTGACAAAATATATCCTACAGGCAGACATCATTCTTTTACTGGACAGGCAATCTGATTGTACAAATGCGTTTTTTGTTTTGACCTGGTGATATTCCTGATCACAGACAGCGCCCTGCATTTCTTGCTGTTTTTTTTCCGTAATAGTTCAACTGGCAAAACTGTATGGTTTTTCTGAAAAAGTTGTTTTATAATATATTCATGCTATGGAGGTGTCCTATGCCATTTGAGAGTCTTGAATTAAGAGAAGATATCAGTATCTCCAAAGTTGTCACCATACACTATTTTGAATATATGAGTGACTTCAGCTTTCCCGGTGAATCCCATGACTTCTGGGAATTCCTCTGCGTCGACAAAGGCGAAGTGGATATCATAGCCGGTGACAAGCCCCACACACTGAAAAGAGGGCAGATCGCCTTCCACAAACCAAATGAATTTCACAGTCTGAAGGCCAATGGCCGGATCGCTCCGAACCTTGTGGTCATTTCATTTGAATGCAGTGCTCCTGCCATGCAGTATTTTGAAGGGCTGATCACAGATATCAGTGAAACAGCCCGCTATCTCATGGCTCAGATCATCTATGAGGCAAAGCACTGCATCGCTACCCCGCTGGATGATCCGTATACCACCCATATGGAGCGCTGCACAGAGGCAGCCTTCGGTTCAGAACAGCTCATCAAGCTCTATCTGGAACAGCTCCTTATACATCTGGTGCGGGAACAGCTAAAAGGGGGCGGCAGCGCGCCGGCTGTAGTCAAATCCATCAAGCAGAAAAATGACGCTATCATTTACAAGCGGATCACTGCTTATCTGGAAGAACATATCCGGGAACATCTCACCATTGAAGAGATCTGCAGGGCAAACCTGATCGGGCGTTCCCAGTTACAGAAGCTTTTCCGGGAACAGCAGCAGTGCGGCGTGATCGAATATTTCTCCAGGCTCAAAATAGATCTGGCAAAACAGCTCATCCGGGAGAACCACCACAACTTCACGCAGATATCAGACTATCTGGGCTACACTTCCATCCATTATTTTTCCAGGCAGTTTAAAAAACTTTCAGGCATGACCCCATCCGAATATGCCTCATCCATCAAACTGCTTGCCGAAAGGCCATAATTCTGAAACTTCTTTCAGGATTTTATCATTGTTTTACAAGAGTATTCATATTATAATGAAGAAAAAGAGCACGGTGAAATGGGGGCTCGCAATAAAGGAGAATGTGTTATGAAAATCTACAGAACAAAGGACTACGAAGAAATGAGCAAAAAGGCAGCACACATCATTGCTGCTCAGATTGTATTAAAACCTGACTGTGTTCTCGGTCTGGCTACCGGTTCCACACCGGTAGGCACATACAAGAACCTGGTTGAATGGTATAAAAACGGAGATTTGGACTTTTCTGCCCTCTCCTCCTGCAATCTCGACGAATACAGAGGCTTAAGCCCCGAAAATGACCAGAGTTACCGCTATTTCATGAACACTAACCTGTTTGATCACGTAAACATCCGCAAAGACCACACCTTCGTTCCGGACGGACAGGAAG